TCACCACACCACCTCCATGGTGAGAGCCTCGGGAACAGTTTGGCGACGGTCCCGGGGCTCGCTTTGTTTTTGCGACAGGATTGTCCCACCGCCCCGGCAAAGATGACTGAACGGACGTGCAGTGTCAACACGTTCATGGGATGAAATTCGGGCGAGCCTATGGCTGTAGGCTCGGCGCCGATCTGGGGATTGCCCAAGGCATAGCTGTCTGGTAGATGCTCGCATGATCGCGGCGCTGCGTGGTCAGGGGCTGCTCGTCGGACTTCGCAATCTCCGGGCAGCCCTGCTGGTTTTTGGTCAGGGGATGAGTTGCTCCATGAGCATTCGCCTCCCGGCTTGGGTGGGAACGAGTTCGGTGGACGAGTCCAGCGACTCAAGCATGCCGTCAGATATCAGGCGCTGACATGCGCGATGTATAGTTGTATAATGCATGTCGATACCGTCACCCACACACCATCGATAGATGGACTTGCTTGTGAGGCCGACTGCGCCGCTGGTGAGGTCTGCGACTTTACGACATCGCTCAACGACGGCAATCTCCAGTTCAGTGTTGCGTGGCTTGGGCACGGTGGGGTTCTCTATTGCGATGTTTGAATGCATGACACCTCCGGGTTGTATTTGTCGAACTTCGCACCGTTGTCGGTAGCAGGGGGTGAATCATTGTGCAACAAATGTTCGCACTGAATGGTTGACATGCGATTCTGTGTCGCATATTGGTGGCCGTGCGAAGTCCGACGAGCAGATCGTCACCAACCCAGACGCCCCACCAGGAGCACCCTCATGAACCTCACCGCTCACGTCTCCCACGACTCCCCCACCCTTGAGCCAGCCGAGCGCATTCTCAGCGCGCTCGCAGGCGTCGGCATCCGCCCCCACGTCCGCGTCGTCTTCGGTCGCACGGACTGTCACGGCACACTCACTCGTCGAGGGTACATCGCCTCCGCCCGCTTCTGCGGTCGCCACCTCTCGACACCCGTCTGCGAGGACGCGTCGGAATCGGTGGAGACCTGGTGGCAGATGCACGGCCACACGGTTCCCGCCGTCGCTGCCTGAGCGACGCTGGCGACTATTCTTTCGGGCGCGGTGCAGATCGCGCCGCAACAGGTCTCGACACCTGTCCGCGATGCGGATACTATACAGGTGTTCAGTGGAGGACGGACAACATGAATACCGCAAATGAGCAGCGCCTCGGGCGCATCAAGGGGCTCTCGAATGCCGAGTATCACGGCGGCGAGGGCGTTTCATCTACCGAGCTCAAGAAGCTCCTGCAGAGCTACAATCACTGGAAACAGTACAAGCTGGAGCAGGCAGAAGAGCGCGCGGAAGCGGCCAGCGGAGAGTCCAAAGTCCGCAAGGCTAAGGACGCCCGCGACAAGGGCAGCCTTGCGCACGCCATCATCCTCGAGCCGCACACGGTCGAGCCAGAGTTCTGTCCGCATCCGGACAAGCCGGAGGACATGGTATCGAACGCCACCGCCGCGAAGGCGATGCTCAAAGAGGCAGGGTACGACATCAAGGGGCTCTCGAAGGCGGACGACCTGTACGCTGCCGTGCATGAGCACATGCCGACGGTGATGACCTCGGCGAAGTGGGACACACACCTTTCCCAGCTCGCCAGCGAGAAGACAATCCTGCACCCGGACGACTGGCGAGACGGCAGCGCCGCCGCGAAGGCTGTGCTCGAGCACCCGGTTGCGGGCCCGCTCTTCACCGGTGGCAATGCTGAGGAGTCCTGGTACGCCATCGACCCGCACACGGGGTTGCTGCGCAAGTCGCGCACCGACTACCTGTCGCAGTGCGACGAGACCGGCAAGGTCATCGTGACCGACCTCAAGACCATCCGGGATGCCGCCGGAGACAAGTGCCACAAGGAAGTCGGCGATCGGGACTACTTGATGAGCGCCTCGTTCTATCTCGACACCATCGCGCTGGTGCTCGGCTTGCCGGTCGATGGCGAGACGTTCCGTTACTTCGAGTGGTGCTGGGTATTTGTGGAGACCGCGGCGCCTTACGGTGTCCGCATCCTTCGCGCCAGCTACGACGACCTGATGCTGGGTCGTGGAATGTACGAGCGCGCGCTGTCTGTGTACGCGGAACAGAAGGAAGCAGAAGCAAAGGGAGAGAAACTGTGGGGTGGGTACGACCCGGAGGTCGCCCCTCTCGACATCGCGCCGTGGCGTCGTCGCCAAATGGTCGCCGCGGCAAATCAACTGGTCACTTTCGACCAATAACAATCCATGGAGGAACGGAATATGAACGATACCAATAGAGACAGTGATCTTCAGACGTACAAGCAGGCAGCCGTTGAGGTGCCTCGCTACTCACAAACTGGGGAGGCGGACGAGGTTGAGGAGATTCGTCGCGTCATCTCTCGCATGCAGGCTGGCGGGTTCACCGTCAGCAAGTCGCGGGATCGAAACGGAAACGAGAGCACGACCGAGATGTCTACTGCGGTGCAGTTCGCCATTGGAGCGGTCGCACGCCGATACGGGTTGGACCCGCTCATGGGTGAGATCTACATCCTCGGCGACAAGCCATACGTTTCAACGCAGGCCATGCAGCGTCGCGCTGTCGAGCAGGGTGCCCACATCGCGTACGAGCCTGCGTCTGAGGAGCACCGCAAAGCGTGGGACTGTGAGGACGACGAGGTGATGATGGTCGCCACGCTGGTCATGCCTGGCCGCGACAAGCCGCTCACTGGCTATGGTCATGCCAGTCCGCCGAACACGCCCATCGCTGAAATCTCGCGGTGGGAGTGGTCCGGCGGCAAGAAGTCCAAGGTGCACATCGGCTGGGACAAGCGCATCCTCCGCCGCATGGCACGCACTCGCGCATTCCGCGACGTGCTCGGGATGGCGTACGGCGTGGCGCTCGCGGATGCGGACGACCCACGCCTGAGCGACATCGGCACGCAGACCGCCGTGCCTATCGAGCAGACGGTGACTCCCACAGCTCCACCGAAGCGCCTGCAGATGCCGGCTGCACAGGTCGTGACCGCCGCTCCCGAGCCAGCGCCAGCTGCAGAAGCGAAGCCAGCGACCAAGCCGAAGGTGGCACCTGTACCAAAGCCAGCACCTGAGCCAACACCTGAGCCCGAGCCAGCTGCAGCGGTCACCGAGGAGCAGGCTCCTGAGCCAGAGCCGGAGCCCGCTCCCCTCGAGGATGACGCGCCCGCCGGCGACGAACTCGCGGAGCAGGCCGACCCGACCGACGCGCCGATGTGGCCATACTTCGCCGAGCTCGCCGCCGCGCTACGGTCAGCAGAGCAGAGCCCAGAGCTGGACGAGGACCAGGCGGGCGACTGCTCCAAGGCGCTCGACTATCTGTTGGCGTCACTGCGTGCGAACATCTGGCCCGGAGGGGTGGCACAGCAGCTGCAGGCTGCAACAACCATTCTCGACAGTGTTGACCTCGGTGTCGGCTCGCGGGACCACACCCAGACGTGCGAGCTGATTGGTGCGTGGGCGGGCCTCGCTCCGGAGGATGCGGAGGAGTTCGCGACATCGATGGGCAATAAGGCGTGTGCTGCACGCATGCGTGACGTCGTCCAGATGAAGACCGACGACGAGCGGCGAGATGCGTGGCTGGCCTGGTATGTCGAGTTCGACGAGACGACGGAGGCCCACAATGGCTGAGTCAATCATCGATCGATTCCTCGACCAGCTCGAAAAACAACTCGACTACGTGCGGTCCGAGCAGCGACTGCCCGGCCATGGTCAGCAGCAAACGTGCTGGCTTCGACGGCCTGCAGCCGGACTGGAACGGCCAGAGGTGCGAGTGCGTGTTGATGCGCTCCGCTCCGGAATGGTCAACATCTCTGGTTCAAAGCACGACCAGCTGACGACGCTGTCGCGTCTCGCCAGCGAGTGCCACACCGAGGCCTGCCGTCTGGCGAGCCCACGGATGAATCGGCCAGCGATGGCGAAGGCGATGGCGGACCTGTCACGCACGGCCGCTGAGAGCGCTCGCTGGCACGGCGGTCCGGGGGAGGTGGCACATGTTTGACTTCGGCATCGAGGAAGAGGTCGTCGACCTCAAGCTGCCCGAACGCTACGACGATTGTCTCCGTGAGTTCGCCACGCTGCTGGGCTGGCCGTGCACGCATGACGACGGCAGGAGGTCACACCTCACGCATCCGGAGAGCGGCTACTACGTGCAGATCAAGCACGGCGATAAGATTCTCCCCTGCTCGGCCCGCATCTTCCAGTTGGACCACAAGTCAGGAAAGTGCGGTGCGTCATCGACGTGGCCAGACTGCTTGCGCCAGCTGCTTGATTCGGCAGGCTGTCACAATGCGCAGTGCATCGATCGCGGGGATGGATACATCGAGGTCGTCGACGCCCTGCGTGTGACGCTGGCCCGGCACCCGGTGCGGAACGCATACGCCGAGAGCAAGGGACTGGACCTCGCGCTCCGGTGGGTACCAGAGCAGTGGCGTGAGTTCCTCGACTACCTGCTGACGTCTCCATTGTGGGCGTTGCAGCCAGCGGAGGTGTACGGCAATGGCGCGACTCGTGCCGTGTTCGTTGCGGACGATACCGCTACGACAGCGACGGTGTGCCAGCTCAATCACTTCTTCGGCGGGCGGTACATGTGCCTGATGCGAGGGCTCGTTGACGGCAAACAGAGCGTGCGCTGCTACGGCGAGCCGAGCCACAATGCGGCGGAGGTGCTGGCTGCGTTTCGACGGGGCATCATCAGCACCCAGCCGAAGAACCGCACGCCGGCGATGATGGAGATGCTTGAGGTGTTGGGCGGCGAGGTGGCGGCATGATGCAGTCTTCACTGTTTGAGCCGGCGCGAGCATGGGCAGACGGGTGGAGCCAGGGCAAGATTGGCGACGCCGAGCCAGGAGGCTTCTTCACCGAGCTCGTGACCAGCTACGTGCACCACAGCGGTGCGCAGCTGGCGACCAGGATGTTGTGCCGCGACGGTGATCTCTGCGGCTGGCGCGTCTGCGTCTGGCTGACGGAAGACGAGTGGTGTGAACACTTCGTCGGCAGCTGGTCGCACCTCGGCCACCTGTCGCAACCGCCCACGAGCGGAGAGTGGGACCGGTTGCTCGAGGAGACGGAGCCGACATGGCCGTGCGAGGAATGCCCCGCAGTCTATGGCCAGTGGGTGTTCATTCGCGAGCTGCTCGAGGCGCTCCGAAACCGGGGGTTGGCATGAGACGTATGCGCAGCGAGCAACGCCGGAAGGCGTATCTCGCTGCCAATAAAGCTTGGGACCGTGCGCGCGCGGCCAGCGATAGTGCGCACCTGCGCGGCATTCCGGGAGGCGAGCACCCATGAACCGAACCCTGCAAACATCAATCGTCTTGGAGCCAGCCACTCGGCCGTACGTGGTGGGCGAGACGCTCGTTCATTCGGCCGACGATGGCTGGACTCGTCGGCATGTCGAGGTGATCAACACCGAGGTCAAGTCGTTCGCTCCGCACTACCGGCCTACGGTCCAGGTGGTGCCGTGGGGCCTGCGCCGGCGAGCACAGCATGCACCGACGGCGGAGCTGTACCGCGAGGTGCACCCATGACCGACCTCATCAAATCCACCAGCGTCGAGGCCCTCGTCCTCAAGCGAGACGCCATCATCGCCCACCTCTCCGCAGCGGTTGACGCAGTTCAGACCGCGTCCAAAATCTCCAAGTCCATCACCATCGATGGAGACAGGGGCGTACACATCCCCGTCGTCACCGTCCGCTTCTCACGCGGCACCGACCTCCGGATCGATGGAGAGGTCACCCTCGATCGCATCATCGCCGACGTCGACCAGTCGATGTGGAAGTCACTCCTGCGCGGTACTCAGCTCGACACGCTGATGCCGGAGCGGGTGAAGAAGGAGCTGACCGAGCAGCTCCAGACGAAGCCACCGACGTTCGACGTGCCGACCATCACCGCCACATTCGCGGGGCTGATGGAGAGCCGGCAGGACCTCGTCGAGGAGTCGGTGGTCGACCTGTTCCGTTCCCTGAACTGGGACCGGAAAACGAACAACCCCGTGGCGTTCGGCGATCGTATCATCTTCAGCATCGCGAGCTGGATGTCGTTTCTCGGTTGCGAGCAAATCAACGATATCGTGCGAGTGTGTTGTGTCGTCGCCGGCGAGCCAACCCCTGACCACTCATGTAGCGCGAGTTCGTGGATGGTCGATGAGGATGGCAGGCCTGTGCACTACGAGGGCCAGTTGCCGTGTGTGTGGGAGCGGCAGTGGTTCAGGCTCAAAGTCCACAAGAATCGGTCCGCTCATTTGACGTGGACGGATACGGCGGTGCGAGACCGCCTCAACGAAATCATTGCGGCCCGGTATCCGGGCTGTCTTCCAGCAGGTAAAAAATGAACACAGCAGAAGTAACCAACGAGCAGCTCGTCGAGCTGTATGAGTCAGGCCTCAGCTTCGAGGGTGTGGCCAGGGCTGTTGGGACCCTCAATGCCCACCAAGTCAGCAATCGGCTGCATACCGAGGCAGCATTCGGCTATGTCGTCATCCGCGCTGCGCGCGACCACTGGCATCGACGGAGCGCGAAGTCAGCACGGCCGAAGAAGGCCCGTGTTGCTGGTCCGCCAGAGCTGGTCGCGGTGACCTGGGCGGTTCAGTGCCTGGACCTGCCGATTGAGGTGGCGCGTCGTCACGTGGGAAGGATGATGCAGCCGGCGGCATGGCAGGTGCTGGCGAGACTTAAGGGGGGTGCGGTATGAAAGAGCGACCAATACTATTCAACGGGTCAATGGTCCTCGCCATCCTCGAAGGGCTAAAGACCCAGACGAGGCGGCCCATGAAGCGACCTGCCGGGCTCAGTGACAGTGATTTCTCCGACCTTGTCGCGTGGATGATGCGGACCGGCTCATGCAATGTGGACGTTGCAGGCCCTGCGGATGGAAGGCAACGCGTCGTTCGGTGCCCGTTCGGCAAGGCTGGCGACCGGCTGTGGGTACGGGAGGCGCACTTTATCGAGGGCACCCACCGGGGCAGTCACGACAAACCGAACCATCTCCGATGGGGCGCGTACTGGGGGTTCTCCGGCACCGTGTCACCTGATGGCATGAGGATCGCTTACCACCGAGTAGGATGGGACTGCCATGACAGCGACGTGAGGTGGCGCCCCTCCATCCACATGCCCCGCTGGGCATCACGCATCTCGCTGGAGGTCACGCGTGTCCGGCTCCAGCGCCTCCACGACATCACTGAGGAGGACGCGGCCGCGGAGGGGTTTAAGAGTCGTCAGGCATTCCTTGACGGGTGGGCGGGCATCTACGGGCCAGATAATGAGCTCGTGTGGGTCGGCGACTTTGCGAGGGTGACACCATGACCACAACCCAAGACATGATCGGCGATGTTCTTCGCGAGATTCACGAAATCCGGCACGCCGCGCAAGGGGGCAAGCACGAGCTTGCCCTTGCGGAAGGGGCCGAAAACGCCGCGTTTCGCCTCCGCGAATTGGCGAAACTGCTACGCAAAATTGGCGAAAGCGAAAGCGCGACCGCCATCAATGAAGAGGCCGAGAACTTCGATGGCCGGAAGGTCGCTCACGAACGGCGGGCCGACGAGGCCCAGTCCGCGCTGCACGATGCGCATCGGCGATACAATGACGCAGTTGCGCGTATGGAGGGATGGAAGCCATGACCCCCGTCCCTGCCGCATGTGCGGCGCAACCATCGATCTAATTCGCACCCCCGCCGGCAAGACGATGCCGGTCGATGCGGAACCACGGGTGACAGTCGTCACCGACGACGGCCGGGTCGTGACCGGTAGAACTCCGCACTGGGCGACGTATCCGGATGCTGACAGCTTCAGAAAGAAGAACACACCCAAGGTGAAACAGTGACAACCAAGCTAAAACTCACGAAGTTCAAGCACATCCTCTGCGGCATCACGAACGAAACGACGTGGGCGATCCTCAGCGAAGTTCGGTCCGCTCATCCGGACGCAGGATGGGGTGTCGAGATTGTCGGCGACCACGAGCCAGGAACTGAGCCGTTCGATGTCGAGTTCAAGATCCAAATCCGAAGTGATGTTTCGACGGCTGCAGGTGCGTTCTTCGCTGCATGCACCAAGCTTGGCGTGGAGGTTCCATGATTCATTGCCCCAAGTGCAACGCATCAGACATCACGGCACGCCCGACATCAGGGTGGGGAGGGCTGCGGAGTGATCCCGCCCTGACCGCACTCCACTCCCTCTCTGCCATGCTCTCCCCATGGCACGAACAAAACAACCCAAGTCCGAATACCTCCGCGCGCTGACCTACCCGGCCCCCCGCACCGCCGGCGCGCACATCCGTCTTCTACAGACCGAGCTCATCGCTTCAAAGCATGACCCCGGTCCGGTCGACGGCATCTACGGCCCGCTCACCCGAGCGGCACTCTCGGCCTACATCGCCGAGCGTCTGCCGAAGCCGGAACCCATCGCCCCTGGTCAGCTGGCCCTGCGCCTGTTGCGAGAGGCGCACATGGATTGGGAGGCCGGCACAAGCGAGAGCGACCAGTCGACGGAGGGCCGGCTCTCCGCCATCTTCCGAGACAGTGGCTGGTCGCTGCGCACGGACGTCAGCAGGCGCACCGGGCGCGTGAAGGACTGGTGCGGCATGTCCGTTGCTGCCTGGGCAGACCGCTGTGGTTTCGCGCCGGCACTGCGCTCGGCGATGTACCAGACGAACAACGTCCGCTCGTTCTTCTCATATCGACGGGCCGGCCCTGTGCACCATCGCACGGACATGGTCGCCATCGTCGCCGGTGTCGAGCGCCCCCTCGAGGAGCTCCACCGCCAGCGCGGTGCCCTTCGCGCGTGGATTGAGACCGACAAGCTCCACGGCCTGCCGCTCGACAAGTGGACCATCGCGCCCGGCGCCGTCCTCCTCATCAACCACCACGGCCGGCGCGACAAAGCGCACCACATCACTCTCGTCGAGTCCTTCGATGGGCGCACGCTGGTAACGATGGAGGGCAACGCCAGCGGCCAGAGCGGCGGCGGAAAGCGTATCTCTCAGGCCGTCGTGCGGGTCACGCGCGACCTCACCGATCCCGCCGTCAGGGCCACCATCTTCGGGCACGGTAAATTCAGCAGTGTCGATTTCGACGCCACTGTCTCCTACCCGTGAGAAGCCCCATGCTCGACAAGCTCAAGTCCATCAACCAGACGCAGGTCCGCGCCATCGTCGCCGGCATCGGCATGGCGGCCGGCCTGCAGCTCAGCGGTGACCTCGGCGCCGACGTAGTCATCATCATCCTCTTCATCGCCGGCGGCATCACCGACCTGGTGCACTCCTTTCGCCGCCCCCAGAGCGACGCCGGAGCCGCACAATGAACGAGTCCATCACCATCAGCCGGCCCTTCGCCTGGGTCGCATCCGCACTGCTGGCCCTGCTCGTCGCTGGCCTCATGCATATGTCCACCCATGGCTGCGCCACCGTCAGCATCACGCCGGACGTCGAGGTGACTGAGGCGGTCATCGACGCCACGGCCTACATCGGCGACCTCACCGTCGATCTCGACGCTCCGGACGCTGACGAGTTCCGCTCGGCGCTGGTCCAGCTGCTCGACGAGGTGCCGGACGACGCGACCGTCGATGAGGTCCGTGCGTATCTGCAGACCGTCGACCTCGCTGTCACCGTCGATGCTACGCTGGAGGCCGACGTCCGTGGTTCGCCAGCGGCCGTCGATGTACGGATTGATTCACGCGCCGGAGGTGAGGTCTGTCTCTCTGTCGGCATCGTTCCGCCGTTCTGTTTTACACGACTCTGGTAGGCTCATGGACATCGAGCCACTCCTCACCGGTGCCGGTGTCCTCGTCGGTGGTATCAGCCTCAACGAAATCTGGCGCGCCTGGCAAGCGCGTCGAGGTAAGACGGAGCGGCACCGCGAGACCTTGTTCGCCGGCGCCACCCAAGGCGTCATCGAGGACCTCCGCGCCCAGATGCTCGCGCTGGCAACGCGCGAGACCGAATGCCAGCGGAACGTGCTCGACCTGTCTCGCCGCATCGACCAGCTCGCCAGCGCAAATCAGGCCCTGTTGGGGCGACTGGAGCGCGAGGAGACGCGCAACAGCCGTCTCATGGAGTCGCAGCTCCGCATCCTCCGCCGGCAACAGGTGATGGAGCGCCAACTGCGGCAAGCCGGCATCGACGTCGATACGGAGGACGTCGCCGTGGAGGAACTCAGCATGGATTACTCCGAGCTGATGGCTGATGGCGACACTCCGCCAGCCGGAACCGAGCCTGTCTAGGCCCCGTACATCTCCTCACGGAGGGCTCGGCCGTATCGATTGAGCTGCGCCTTCGGGGCGCTGCTCACATCATCGTCCAGCTCGCACGACTCACGCACGGCGATCGGCTCACGCATGACCGCGCGCTGGTCGTCGTCCAGCCAGAGCGTGTACTGCTGGTCGGCGCGGTCGACTTGGCGGCCAGCGAATGCGGCCTCGACCGTCTCGCCGGCGAGCAGCGAACTCCAGACGGACTCCGGCAGGAGGTCGTAGGCTGTGTACGTGAACTGGATGGCCAGCTGCTGCCACTTGTCGCGCTTGCGCAGGTCTCGCAGCTCCTGGTGGGTGCGCTCATGCTTGGCGCGGAACCGGTCGAGGTCCGACTTCGATTTGCGCGCGACATCGCGAGGTCGTAGGCGATGCTTGCACTGCAGCTCCCACGCTCGCTGCCTCGCGAGACCCGTCTCTGCCTCGACCTCCGAGGGTGAGGCCGCACGTGCCAGCATCGCCAGGGCCCGCGACTCCTGCAGCCGTCGACACTCTGGGATGGGCATCTCGTACTCTGGCGCATCGTCGATGCACTCCACTGACGCCTGCTGTGTCCGCCAGCGGCGAACCGTCCGAGGGTCCACGCCGGTGAGTCGAGCAATCGCACTGGTGCCCATGCCATCGGCGATGAGCCGGAGCCCGTATCGCCGGGTCTCAGATTGTGTGATCGTCTGCATGGCTACTCCCTCAGAGGGCGGACAATCCGGACATTGTCCGAGATGTCCTACCGTAACCCGGTGAATGTACGACATGAACAGATGTGCGGCAATACGGTTGTTCAGTAGTCAGGGGGTGAACGTCACCCCGACGAAATGGGCGACGTCCATCGTCACGGTGCCGCTGCTGGAGTTCACGAGGGGTCCGGTAATGAAGGTGCTCGCGCTCGCTTGGATGTTGCGGCTGTACGCCGAGTAGAGCCGACCACCACGCCACACCTCGGAGTTGCGAGACCGGCCGCTGTCGACCGTCTCGACGAACTCGGCCGCGCCCGAAGTCGTCGCCAGCGCCGTACGTGTATCGTCCGCCTGGCTGGACGCACTGACGGCGGCGGCGGTCATGTGCGTCAGCTGCCCTCCCGCGACTTGGCCGACTAGCAGGATTCGGGCGCCGTCGGCCAAGAACACCAGTGCGGCGTATCCAGCAGGCACGTCAGCGCGCGTGACCATGCGCGTGTAGTAGGCGAGCGATGCGGTGGCGGTGACGCCCGTGGGCTGCAGGCCGATCGAGCCCGAGGCGCCGGACCGCTGCAAACGGACGAAGCCGGAGCCGATGGTCAGCGTCTTGGTGGCGGCTCCGCTTGTGTAGACGGTGTTGCCCTGGTCGTCCTCGAGCACCGCTTGGCTCGCCTCGGTACCGACAGCCCAATGGCGCAAGAACGGGTTGCGAGTCGCAATGTATGGCGGCAGCCACTCGTCACGAGCCACGCCGCCGGCGACGCGATCGCTGGCAAACGTGTGGCGAACGAACGAACGGCCGGCTGAGGTGCAGACTGCGCCGGAGCGGATGGGCTGGGCGAACGCAGCCATCGCCGTGCATGTACCGAACGTAGCGCTCAGCAGCTCCCAGCGCGAACCGGTGCTGGTGTATCGTACTCGGCCTGAGTTGCTGCTGGCGTCGATGGCGGTGACGTCGACGAGGTCACCATCCAGCGGAGCCTCAATGCCGGCGAGCGCAGCCCACGTCGCGACCGTTGGCCAGACGCGGGCGAAGTCACGGGCAGCGGCCACCGTGCCACGGGCGACCTGCAGGCGTGGCAAGAATCCATCCCAGCTCATCAGCTCGGCTCCGGCTGGCAGGGTCCGACGTGGACGCGGACGCGCTCCTTGTAGGTGCTGCTGCGATCGATGCCGGTGACCTGCACGTACAGGCGCGCCAGCGGTGAAACGCGTGCGAAGGTGCTCCAGTTCTGAGTGATGGTGGTCGCCTCGGTCTGCTCGAGCATCGTCCAGACTTCGGAGCCGGTGCCCAGACCCCAGAGCGTGACGCCCACGGAATCGGCTGAGCGGTCGCCGGCGGTGACGTTTGTCGGGCTGGTCGGCGCGGTTGGCCGTGTGCCGTCGAGGCGCCAGACGTCGAGAGCTGCCTCGATCACGCCGTCGTACTCGTCGTCGAATGCCACGCGCGCACCAATGTAGCCGTCACCCTCGTCGAACACGATGCCGGCGAGTTCGTTGGCGATGACCGAGGCATCCGTCGCGCCACTGGTGCTGTAGGTGTACGTCGTCGCACCGATGTCGAACTCGTATGTCGCCGCACCAGCCTGGCGATCAATGACGATACGGACAGCGTCCCGGTCTGCACGACGCCGGAGTTCGAGCGCGATGTGCGCGAGTTGGATGTCTGTGACCGACACGCCAGCAGTGGACGAGCCAGGCGGTGTCAGGCCGCTCGGGTTGTCGCCACCTCCGAGGTACGGCTCGCCGGTTTGCCACGAGGGATATCGGCCGGCGTTCAGAGCGGCTAGTTGGTTCAGCTGGGAGTCAGTCAATGCCACGATTCACTCCGGGATAAGCGACCAGCCGAATGGCCGGTACAGGTCTGAGGTGTCGGCGACGGTCCACATCCGGGCCCGGTCGCTGCCGATGCGCACGCGGTGGATGCGATTGCCGCCGCCGGTCGCGGCGACGTAAACGAACTGGCCGTCGCAGGTGATGTCGACGATGCCGGAGGCGACTGACACCTGGTCGACCTCGATGCCGGTTAGCTTGTCGAGCGCTCGCAGGATGCTGCCGCCGGCGCGCACGGCGTAGACGTAGCGCTGGTCGACAGTGATGTGGGTGTAGCCGTCGTCCGCTCCTGAGCCTCGCTGCCAGATCGTCGTGTTGAGGCTGAATGGAGCGACGCAGCGCAAGGAGTTTGCGCCTCCAGAGACGGATACTGCGAGGTACAGTCGCTCGCCATCGTGCGCGAGCTTGGTGGGCCCATTGGTGACGTTGGTCTGGGTCTGCTCAGGGGTCGCGGATTCGGTGGTGAATCGGCGCAGCTTGTAGTCGGCGCCGTCGAGGCCGGACGACCAGACTCGGCCACCGTGCATGACGATGTCATACGTCTCTGTCTCGTCGAAGCGCCAGACCTGTCCGCCGTCATCGACATCGGCCACACGGATGCTGGCGTCATTGGTGTCGAGGCCGTTCGCCGAGGGTCCGCAAATCGCGAACCGTGAGCCCCTGATTGCGGCACCGCTGATGGGTCCACCGAACGTGGTCACGAGGGTGGAGCCGACCGTGCCGTCGACCTCGTAGACCTTCGCCTCGCCGCCTGCGGAGACGATGACGATGTTCGCGCCGTCGGTCGCGCATGGTCCTTCGTTTCCCGTGCCACCGAAAGCGCTGACCCATTCCTCGGCGCCGTCCGCACGGGCGAGGCCAATCAACTCCGAGTCGCGACTGGCGTACACTCGACGAGCATCGGCGCACACGCCACGCGGTACCGAGTCCAGCGTCGCCAGCACGGACGATCCGCGAGCGGTGGCAGGAACGCGGACAATCGCTGGGTCGCCAGCCACGAGCGTGCCGGCATCTGCCAGAAAATGCACGCCCTCAAGCGCGTCGACCGTTGGCGTGTGGCCGTCGGCGAGATAGGCGAGCCACTCGTTGGCCTCGTGGAGTACGCCGTTGTGGCCCTTGCTCGTAAGGACTTGCGTCACGTATCCAGTCGCGCGCAATCCAGCCGAGGGCCGGTCGATGCTGGAGTCGGAGTCTGCCCACCTCGGGTCGTGTGTTGGCTTGGCAATGGGGGTGGTCATCAGAAGCTCTCAGCGAGGACGCCACGGTCAAAACCGAGGGTCGGGACGTCGAAGGTGAAGGAGGTCGGTCGTGCGTCGACGATCGGGTCGATGCGCACGCTGGCAGGCGCCGCCGACTCAAGGTCAGCGCGGACGGCCTGCCGCTGCAGCGCCGGGAGCGGAATCGGTGAATCCCGACGCGCCTCAAGCGTGACGGCTCCCGGCGTGACAGCCCATGTCACTGGCTGGCCGGGTGCGGTGAGCTGGCGCAGGATGGCGCGCAGCTCGTCGAGGGTTCCACGGCTCCGCTGAATCTGGAGCTGCGTGGCGATGGCGCCAGAATACTCCGGGTCGCCGCGCCCGGAGCGTGGCTCGCCGATGATGCCGCCCCACCGGTCGAGGCCTGCGCCGGTGCTGCCGCTCGGGCCACGTTCGACGACGTCGAGAATGCGCGTGGCGGCGGCGAAGGTGTCGGCCACGAGTGACGCGGCGGCACGGGTCAGCGCCATCATCACCGGGCCCGACAGTGAGGGCAGCAGGAGCGACACCGCAGTGGAGGCGAGGTCGGTGGGTGGTGAGTAGTCCGGCGTGGTCATGCGAGCATGGTACGCCAGACACGTGGGGTCGGCGCACGAGCGGGTGCGGGGTGTTGTGGAGGGGCACCCGACGGCGCTGGCGCGGGAGTTGGCGGCACTGCCTCGGTGAGCTGATTCGGGCCCGCTCAGCTTTTGTTCATTTTCTTCGTTACATTTATTGACACGGGCGGCGAGTGGGTATAGAGACTCTCATCAAGGTGAAGGAACGGTCCTTCGCCACCAACCCACGGAGCACACCATGAGCATCTCAGACGACTTCCGCACAGCCCGCGACACTCGGTCCTTCATCTACTGCGGCGACGAGCGCTGCACTTTCGCTGAGGCCATCGAGGACTTTGGCGGCGAGTGGATTGCTGACCACGGCGACTTTGAGCACGTCGCGGGCACACGTGAATTCGAGCGCGCCACCAAAGACGGGAAGGAGTATGGCATGTGGACCGATGGAAACGGCTGGGTGGCCTTCCCGGTCACCCAAGACTGAGCCACCCGACAGGCGGGCAGCCGGGTTCGAGCCCCAGCGGTGGCCTTGCGCAATTCAGCGCGGAAAGGGAGATGAGAGATGACGACTATACTAAATGACACGATGATAAAAACAATGCATCGGATGGCCTGCGCATACGGGCACGAATGGTCATCAGTGATGACCCTCGCCGAGGCCTTCGGGCACGAGACAGACGACGCGCTCCGCGCCACCTTTGAGGCTCACCCTGATCGCGGCGAATGGCCCGGCGTTGGGCCGGCCGTGTCACATTTGACAATGACCGGGCGGACGGCGTGGAGCGTGAACGCTTATGTTAACAAGATGGAGATCACGGTGGCGCGTAAATTTCCTGACGGTGCCGGCGTCAATGACTGCGGCGGCGTCGACGTGATCTCCATCAATATAGACTTTGCGGATGGCGAGGTTGATTTAGAGATCGCCACCGGTGGCCCGGAATGGGCGCGGGCAGAAGACCGGCACCGTGACGCGGCGTTCGTGGCGTTGACCGCCGCGTGCGGGGGCGGGAGTCTCCGACTCCTCGACGCCTACCAGGAGGCCGCTCGGCAACTTGCGCCGCCGGCCCTCCTGTCCGAGGAGTGGGGCGTCATGGCACCCTCGCGTGTCGCGTTCGGCCCGCCGATGACCGACCACCCTGAGCAGTCAGCCCGGATCAGCGTAGATGGTGTGGTTATGGCGGCGCTCGCGTCGTGCGGGACGGTCGACTGGCTCGTCCACTCCCCAGACGGGTGGCGATATTACGGCATCCCTCAGGACCGAGCCGTATGATGCGGAGGGGTCGGCGCTGGCGCAGGAGTTGGAGGCACTGCCCCGGTGAGCTGATTCGGGCGCGTTCAACCCTTGTTCATTTTCTTCGTTACATTTATTGACACGGGCGGCGAGTGGGTATAGATACATCTCATCAGGCTGAAGGAACGGTCCTTCGCCGCCAACCCACGGAGCACACCATGAGCATCTCAGACGCCCTCAACACCGCATTCAACACCGCCCGCGACACTCGGTCCTTCATCTACTGCGGCGACGAGCGCTGCACTTTCGCTGAGGCCATCGAGGACTTTGGCGGCGAGTGGATTGCTGACCACGGCGACTTTGAGCACGTCGCGGGCACACGCGAATTCGAGCGCGCCACCAAAGACGGGAAGGAGTATGGCATGTGGACCGATGGAAACGGCTGGGTGGCCTTCCCCCTTAAAACAACAGAAGCCTGATGCGGGTCGAGACTTCAGACGCGGACCTTGTCCTCATTGCGCTCTGGTCTCTCGTCGACCCGGACGAGGCCTGCGACCCTTCGCTCGGGTTGATGGGAGTTCGCGCTGGTCGCGTTGAGCTGGCGCGAGCGTGCGGAGCAGTTCGCCCGCTCAACCACCGGCACATCAACAATGCCTTGCGGGCGCTCGGCGGCGCGGGCGCTATCGACATTGCCGAGGAGGCGAAGAGGGGGCGAGGCGGCGCTGGGCTATACGAGCTGTTGATGCCGCCGCCGACGCTGCTGCGGTACCACCAGGAGGACGGTGAGACGAATCAGGCGCTGACTTGGCCGAGTTTGGTGTTTGAGGTGGTTCGCGGCATAGATGGGCTGGTCGCGCTGGCGGGTGGTGGAGCGGTCACCGGTGAGCAGCTGGCGGATGAGGTGGTTGCTGGCGGGCCATTGGCGCTGCTGTATCGGGCGGTTCGGCTGGCTGGCTGGGCGGGGTTGGCGTGAGCAGGTCGCACCCACTATACGTCTACCCATGGAGGACCCCTTGAATCGCCACACCCTACCGGCCCTCGCGGCCGTCCTGCTCTTCGCCTGCGCCGACGACGCCACGGGCCCGGTCACCAGCTTCTCGCCCACCCAACTGGACGCCGGCGACACCGCGAGCACTGATCTGGGCACCGTCCCGGACAGCGTCGTGGACCAATCGGACACCGATGACCAAGAATTGAACCACTCAGACGCCCAGACAGATGGCGGCTCAGCGCCTGATTTGGACCAGTCGGACGCCGTTGACCAAGAATTGAACCACTCGGATGCCGAACCCGACACCGGCCCCCAGAGCCTCTGCACCAGCCCCTTCGACTCTGCCCCGATGGAAGACCGCGAGGCGCTCCAGACGCTGGCGTGGGAATGCCTGGTCGACTGCGGGCGTGATGTCGCCCCGGATGACGTGCTGTCCTGCACAACGTCGTGCGTCGATGACGGGTCGGAGCTGACGCCCGGGTGCTCGACGTGTCATGCCGAGCTTGCGGAGTGCGGGTTGAACGAGGGGTGCTTTGAGGATTGCGCCGAGGATGCGACTGGGTGGGAGTGTGCGCACTGCCAGTGGACGGAGTGCCGGGCGGAGTTCTTTGAATGTGCGGGGGTGCCGGCTTGGAGAACGGAGCCGGGGTGTGAGGAAGGCCAAGGCTACCGACACAACCTTGGTTGGGAGTGTGCGGGCACGACGGACGTCATCGACGGCGATGAGACACTTGAGGAATGCCTCGAAGGCCGGGTCAGCGAATCGCGAAGTGACGAATGTCGAGACTGCGTCGTGGACTACAATCTGGAGGTCGCGGCGGCGTGCCCCGCCTGCCTCGAGGACTCCTGGTGCAAGACCGCTTGCGTCAGCTGCATTGCGGAATCGTCGGCATCCCTCTTGGAGCGAGCGCGGTTCTGTTCCGGCTCTGGTCCTACATCGATGTCCGACGACGACCTGTGTGACTAGGCGAACGTCACTTGCGTGTCGGCATCGGCAATCGTCGCCTTCTCACGATAGGTCATGACCACGCCGGTGGTGCCGAACGAGCCCGACACTTTCGCCAGCTCAATCAGGGAGGCGTCGGACACCCCGTCAACGGCGACGATGGCCGCGACCAGTCGGGCGTAGCTGACAGTCTCGCCCACCTGCAGCGCGTTTACGAACGCGGCAACAGCGGTCCGGATCGCGGTCGTGTACTCAGCCGCACTGCCCGACTCCACGCTCAACCCCGTGATCTGCACCTTCATCGGCACAGCATCTGCCACGTTCCAGCGCAGCGTCCTCTCAGTCCCGCTGTCGTCGACCGTCTCCCACGTCTGGGTGCCAACCGTCTCCCCAACCCCAGCAGGCTGGTGGAACAACAGCACCGGCCCCACACGCGTCGCGTCGATCGACGGGTAGATGATGGCCTCAAACGAGTGAGCAGGCCGCCCCTCGCCGTCTGGGATGTCCTGCCGGTTCGAGATGACGTCCACAGCTGTGACGCCCGGCACTGCGCGGAGGGATGCGCGGATCGCGTTCTCGGTGCCTCGGCCAGCGACGAAGCGTGAGTCGGTGGCCCGGTACCGGAGTCGCAGCTCTGGATCTGTCTCGGTGAGTCGGCCCGGCGAGTAAGGCGCAGCAACCGCCGCCGAGTCGAGCCCGAAGATGGGGTTCACAATCGCGACCGGGTCGACGATGGGCCAGTCGCCCGGACTAACCGAGGTGCACAGCCCCTCGACCGTGCCGCCCACGCCAATCGTGACAGCCTCGTTCAAGGCGTACAACCCGAGAGCTGGGCCTCGGAATCGCGTGCCGGCTGGGATGACGATGCCAGCGGTACCGGTCAGGGTCAGGCGCACGAGCGACGGAGCTGCAGCGAGTCGCGTCACACGCACCAGCCCGGCTGCTGCATCAAGCGCGAGGCCTGTGGCGGTGTTTGCCTGCATCTGCTGCCAGAGGCGCTCCATCACGCCATAGGTTGAGTCCATGACGTTCGCCTGCGCCGCCACCAAGATATAGAGCACGTTCGTCGGGTTGCGGACCTGTCTCCAGTCGGCGATGCCGGCTTGCTGCAGCTCGATCTCGAACTGGTCCATGTAGCGCTCTATGAGGTCGGCGAGCGGTGGGCGGACAAAGCCGGTGTCGGTATAGCCCCAGGTGGATGGGTCGGTCTGCATGGTGTCTCCAGAATCTGTACGTGCCCGGCATGAACACTTGTGCGGCGCAACATGCGTCCACCGCACAAGTGTGCACTGCGAGCGCGCAAAATTGGAAGCGTGGCGCACCATGCCGTCGGCACCCGCCACAGGGGCAGGCGGGCGGGTGCGTCAGGACAGGGCTGCAGACTCAATGTGGAGACATCATCGGCAGCGAGAGCGATCGTGCACTGCGGAGGATCTCGATGTCCAGCGTTTTGTTCGAGCTACAGTGATGACAACCCAGCACCCAACCCAAGCTGTCCACTCGGCCCACTCATCAACAGATAGAACCGCCCAGCCTGCAACACATCCCCCGGCAGCGCCTCGCCGGCGACAGTCGCCGCCGTGATCACTCCCGCATCCGTCGATACCTCGAACGACACGCGCAGCACCCGCGACGCCGCATCGAGCACCAGCGTCACCGACACCACGCGCAGCACCCCTGGCACCGCCAACAGCAGGCGCCGCAAGTCCGACTCCACCAGGCGCAGGTCCGGCGCCTTCTTCAGCCAGGTCTCGAAGTACCGCGGCCCGAAGTCACGGTCGAGCCACCACGTGCCCGCAGCCGTCCGGAGGGCGACAAGGATGCGCTGGGCCACCAGCCGCACCGGGTCGGTTTCGAGCACCGCCGGCAACACCGGGTCCATCGTTATCCAGTCGAGTCGGATGTCACTCATGAGTCCACCAGGGTTGTGAGTTCAGCGGCGAGCGTGACGAGGCTCGACGCCGAACTCAGAGGGTCAGGGCCAGCGGTCGTCGTGGAGAGCAGCAACACCAGCTCCTGCAACTTGGCGACGAGGTCCACCGCCGGCGAGCCCAGCCGCAGCTTGCCATCCTCAGTGACAACAAGCTCAATCGCCGGCGCTCCGGAGGACGGAGCAAACCCAGCAAAGGCGACCGCATCCGACAGCGACGCCCGCCTCGAGGAGCGACCGCCAGCTGCAGCGCCTGCCGTCTTCCACCCGCCGATGTCTCGAGACCCGAACGCCAGCCACACTTGGTCGCCCTCGGCAAGCGGCCAGCTCATGCGGAACCCGCCACCAGCCGGATACACCACCGGCACATCGACGATGACAGGTAGCGAGGACTCCTCGCCCGTCTCCGGGTCCACTCGCCGAATCAGCGGTCGCACCGAGCACCGCGCCGGCGGCCCCTCGGCGAACGACACCACCTCTGCCGGCATGCCCGTCTGCATCGACGCAGTCGCACCTCCGACGATGCCGCTCATCATGTCAGACAGTGAGGGTAGTTGCAGGTCATCGGCCATCGTCATCGCTCCCTGAGCAGTAGGTCACTGACCCAGTCTCCGCCGTGGGTATCACCCTGATGGGTGACCTCTGCCACGGTGTAGATACCAGTGTACCGCTCGCTGCGCAGGTCGACGACTCGGCCGGGACGCAGAGGAGCGTAGAGCTGCACCCGCGCCTCCAGCCCCTGGATGGTCGTGCGCCTGCCCGTCTGTCGCTTGCGCGGCTTTGGGTATCCGATGAGTCCCGTGTCCGGACTGGCAACGAGTGCACGATCATCGAGCACGCCGTTCGGTGGCACCAGCACAGCGTCGCCGTCTTCTATCATCCAGCTCCAACCGCTCGGCAGAATCTCCGTGATGACGAGGTCGAGACTGCCGTCGAGGGCGCCGACATAGCGCTCCTGCCATGATTCATCAGTGGCGGCTGCATTCTCACGCAGACCCAAAGTGCCGCCGACAATCTGCTGCAGCACCTCAAGCCGGGTCTGCTCCTCGCTGGTCAGGGACACTCGTGTCGACCGGCGCACACGCTCGCCGTCCGCAACCTGCATCGTCGAGACCCAGTCAACGCGCTGGCGGTCGTGCTCGACGCGAATGATGTCGCCCTTGATGACGATGGGAATGGCGCCGCCGCTGCGGTCAGCGTCATAGCCAGCACGCAGAGTGACCTTGGCGTCGTCGCGATCGAGCCATGCACGAGAATCTGCCGATAGGTTGTAGACCCTCGCCTCGCCGGGCTCTGGTCGTCCACCGCGCTTCAGGGTGATTTTGAACGCGATGCGCAGGTCCGACCAGACTCGGGCCTCGCCGGTGCCTATCTCGACCTGCAGCTCCGCCCTGCGAAGGAAGAGCTCAGTCATGCGGCCCCACTGGCGAACGCCTCGAGGTCAGCGACAGGGATGTAGATGAGCTGCACCGTGGAGCCGAGCGCCTCGTACGGGATGGTCGGTTCTGCGCTGTCGCCATTGATGGCCTGCTGCTCTGTGCGGGCAGGTGCGGAGGCGCCCACGACAATCATCTCGCCCGGCGGACGCACTGGCGCCACCCAGCCCTGCAGCAGCAGCGTCTCCGGCTGCAGAGGTCGACGTGTCAGCAGTGGCGTGCCGTCGATCGTCCGCAGCGACAGGTACCACGCCTCTGGCAGGTACGACCATTCGAGCTGCAGCCGGTACCGGACGCCATCGATGGCAACGGTCTGCTCCTGCCTGGCCGCATTGCGGGTGATGGGGATGCGCTGGGTGGTCATGGCAGCCCCAGAAACGAGCGAACGAAGGAGGCATCGAGGGGCGTGGCGCTGCCGTCGCCGTAGATCTCGTTGTAGAGCGCGGTCTCGTTGCGCTCCAGCTCAGCGTCCGCTGCCGCATCGTCGCCGGCCGTGCCGTCGCCTGCCGCCTGCGCGCCAGTGTCGATGGTCTGCGAGATGCGCCGCTCGTTGACCGGCAGTGGCGGAATCTGGACGGTCTGACGGCTGGCGAACCGGAGCCGCCGGAGGGTAACACGGGGCACGCATGCCTCGCCGGTGCGGCTGTCGGCGCTCTCGTCGATGCCGGTGATGAGCCAGTCGTCTGCGTCGACCAGCTCGGAGATGATGGTCACGAGCTCGCGCGCTGCCCACATCTCCTGCAGCGTGCCCCGGAACTGCCGGTCGCGGTCATCGCTGGAGGCCTCACCGTTGAGTGGCGAGGTCGTTGCGATGAGGTCGAGCGTCAGCTCTGCCTGACGCAGGCGTGCGTGGTCGCTGGTGCTCGCACCGTCCTCGACCTCGTTCTCGGTGACGTCTGACTTGAGGCTGTAGCTCTCGGTGATGGTGGCATCCCAGACGAGCTCGCGCGTGAGCGAGACCATCGATGCGCCGGATGTCGCAATGGGTCGTGCCATCCGTTACTCCTCCAGCCGAGCGCGCTCGAATGCCGGCTCGAGCGCTGCGGCCATGAGCGACGGGAGTTCGCGCTGGAGCCGTCGTGCGACCTGGTCGGCGACGTCGGGTGAGTCGACAGTGAGTTGCAGGAGCACTTCGGCGGGCTGGACATCGATGGTGACGTTGCGCTGGGTGTTCTGGTTCGCCGGCATCATCGCTTGCGCCATCGATGCGCCGCCTCCGGACTCGGCATCCACGCCACGCATCCACTGCCACCACGTGCGCTCTGTGCCTGCGCTGGTGATGGGTGCGCCGTCTGCGCCGGTCAGCTGACGCGACGCCGAAGCGCCGCCCATCATGCCGCCGGCGAGTCGGTTGCCTGCGTCCGTGGAATCGGAGAAGTCGCCGGTGACCATGCGACCGATCATCGCCAGAGGGTGGCGGCCGATTGTGTTCCCGACTGTGTTGCTCATCAGCCAGTCGAGGTATGGGCGAATCTCCTCCGGCACCATTGTTCGGAGCGCCTCGCGGATAACATCGATCGCATCCACCACCGGTGCGGCGAAGTGGTCGTAGGCCATGCTCGCAAGTTGGCGAATGCCGGCCCAGATGGACTGAATGTCTGCCCACATGAGGTCGAGCGCATCCTTGCCGTGGTCGCGAAGGTCGAGGAAGAACCGTGCGAGGTCGCCCATGGCTCCGTCCGCTTCCCCATTGGCGTCGACGAATGTGCCGATGACCGAGTCCTTGCCGGCGAGCCAGCCCATGAAGTCGTCGATGATGAAGGCGGCACCAATGAATGCGGCACCCACCGCAAGCTGAACAGCGAGCGCCTCCAGCGCAATGAGCCCCATCGACAGGCTGACCTGCCGGAGCAGGTGGACCATGCGCACCAGAGTAGACCCAGCGACCCACGTGCCAATCCATGACAGCCCCTGCTGGACCTTGTCCTGGTTGTCAGCGAGCCATTGCATGCCCATCGCCGCGAGACGGACCGCACGCGAGAGAGCTCGACCGATGACCGTGCTCAGGTCGCCGTTGGTGTCGAGCAGCGCGGTCGTGCTCTGCACCAGCCCGGTCACTGCATCGCGGAGGCCAGCGTCGCCAACGGAAACGAGGAACTGGTAGACGCTATCGCCGAGCATTCCCATTTGGCCGGACATCGTCGCGGCCATCCGCTCCATGCCTCCGGCGAAACGACCCTGCCCGAGCTCCTCGACGAACGCTGAAATCTCCTCGAATGAGGAACCAATCTCGCGCATCTCTCCATCGATCATGGCGGAGAGCACACCCTGGCGCGAGCTGAAGTTTAGCCCGAATCGAGCGAACAGCACATCAAGCCGCTCGGTGTTGCCGATCGTGCCGCCGCTGATGGCATCGATGAGCGTCTGCACGTCCGTCTGCACAGCAGCGGCGGAGTCGCCGAGCGCGGTCATACGCTCAGTTGTGGGGTCCAGCCCTTGCGCACGCAGCATCTGGTATGCGGCGGTCACCTGCGCCAAAGAGTCTGGAGACAGCTGTGCGAACTCCTGCACGAACGCCATCGCCTGCGCGGTGCCCTCAGCGCTACCAGTGACCAGGTCAAGGGAGGCGGCGAGGGTCTGGGCCTCCGAGTTGGCCTGATACCACGCGTTGGCCGCGAGCCCCGCAGCGATACCAGCCCAGAGCCCCAGACTCATCCGCTGCTGAGCCGCAGTCACCTCAGCGACTCGATGCTGGTAGCGGTCGAGCTGGTTGTCGACTCGCACGATGGAGCGCTCGTCGATGTCGA